CAGATCGAACGTAACTTCAACGAGGTTGTCAGCGGGATAGCTCTCGTTGTAATTCATCACGCGACCAACGTAAGCCACGCGATCGTAGTAGTAAGTGGTGCCGGAAGCGCCCAGTTGCTTGTTGATTTCAACGTACACTTCAGAGTTCTTGTCGTAGCGCGAAGCGCTAATCACTTGGAAGGCTTCGTCAAAGCTATTGGGCAGGAACACAGTGCCGTCCACGTCCTTTTGGAAGTAGGAAGTGACGGAAGCAGTGGCCTGAGAGGTGACGATAACGCTGTCAGAGAAGCCGCCGCCGCCAAGCAGGTAGAATTCCGTGTTGCCGTCGTTAAAGGCCACAGAAGCCGTCGTAGCGGCCTGCAGCGTGTAAAGGGTGGGAGCGCCGCTAACAGTGAAGGTGGCGCCACTCTGGGTGATCACAGGGCGGGCAACGCCTGCAATCGAGCCAACACGCACAATAACGTCTTGGCTCTTAACCAGTTCAGTCGGATGGTAGAGCATGAGAAAATCCTCAATGGGAAAGAAGATGGTTAAGCGTCAGACGTTCTGCACGCTTCCTTTGCCAACCAGTCTAAAAATGCCTCTGATTGGTGTGCCAAGAAATTGCCAATAGTGCTCAGCAATTTGTTCGTTCGGCAACAGCTCAAACCGCCCTTCTCTACCATTGATCGTTGCTGCAGCGGAGCTTCCAGGTGTAATTCCAGAAAGTGTGAGGGGGCCGGTTAGCTTGCCCTCCATATACACTGCAGTGGCATCGGCCCCAAGCAAATAGTCAAATCGAGGATTGTTCTTTTGCTTAAGAGAAGCGTAGTAAGTGATGCCAGTGGCCATGGCGATGTAATTGCCAGTGCCTGAGTCGGTGACGTATCCAGACGCCACCTGCCAAACCAAAGTGGCATTAGCAAGTGGCGACAGGACATTGCTCATACGACGAAACCAACTGTGGTAGATCCGGCGACGGTATCAAGCATGCGTTTGAACTCTTGGCCATATTGCGTGGCTTCGAGCCCATTGCCATACACTTTGCCTTCTGTGGCACCAATTTGAATGCCCATTTGTGCAAGTTGAATGGCAATAATGTGAGCTGCGAGATGCTTGACGGCTCTGTCAGTTTGAGTGCCAAACACATCGCTGGTGGCATCCGCTGCAGCTTCGTCAAGGGCTCCGTTCACAATTCCCGATGGGTGGGGGATGAACTCAGGGAAGCGATCTAGAAAAGTAGCGTAGGTGACGGCCATGATCAGACCTTCCCCGCCTTAATGTTTTCCAGACGCTTATTGATGGCATTTCTGATTCTCACGCGACCCTCTTTCCCTTTCCATTGCAGAAGCTGATCCTCGTCATGCATGATTTCAAGCAGACGGAACGCTTCGTTAAGTGGCAGTTGGATGAGAGTGTCGATGCTCGTGGGAATCTCCTGGACCGTAGCCTGTTCCTTCACTTCCTCAATGGCTCCAAGGGCCATAAGCCGCTTGACGGTGCCATTTTTGCGGGCAATATCCCACTTAGTTTCAGGAACATCAGTGTTAACGCCAGGACTGAGCTGAATCATGCCAGCGTCAGTGATGATGCCAAACCCTCCCTCACGCGGCGGATTTTCAAGTTCAGGGCGATAAGCAATCAACATTTGTGTTCAAAAGAACTGTTCATTAGCTTAACGCCCATCACTTACCTATCCTCAGGGAGCCTGCAAGTACAGGACGCTCTTGGGATAGTAGAGGGCCACGCCACCCACGCGAGCATGAGCAGGAACGATGAATTCCAGGCCACGCTGTTGAGGCGGGAACAGCTCAAGCGGCTGCGGAATGTGCAGTTGCACTTTCTGCGGATCGCGCTTGTAGAACACCATGCGGTTCTTCGACAGGGTGCTCTTGTCCGCGTCGAGCTGGTTGATGGGCTCGATATTGCGGATGTAGGGGTTGGTGCGCAGGAAGTATTCCATCACGGTCACGTCCGAAGAATCGGAATTGCGACGAGTGGAGATGGTGTTGTAATCTTCCCAAGCCATGAGGATGGTATCGGGCTGCTCCTTCATGTTGGAACCGTTGATGATGGCAGTAACGCCATAGTTCAGCAGGTCCAGCATTTCTTGGGCAGTGGTGCCGCTATCGGTGAACCACTTGTCAGCAGCAACAACGTCAACAGTGGCGTT